CATTAATTGAATTATTTGTCAACACCTTTTGTTGAATTTTCCCGCATTCTCCAAATAAAAGTCGAGACAACCATTTGCCACCCCAATTTTTCTCTATTTCATGGCCTGCGCCAGCTTTTTGAGAAGGTCCTCCCGCCAGATGTAGCTGGTGAGAAACTGCATCGTCGCATCGGAAAACCCGGTTTTCTCCTTCACAGTCTCAATTGCCTCTGCATAGGTCATCGTCTTATCCTCCAGTAAATTCAAAAAGTTTTCCCACAGTGTGGGGTTGTCCACCATCGGTGCCGGGCACCGCTTTCCCGTCACATCGTAGTGCCGCAGTACATGCGCCCGGTCAATGCCGTAGGTCTGCATCAGCTGCCGCGCCAGTGCTGCCGCGTTGTACACCGTCTGGTCCATGAAGTAGTAGTTGCCGCGGCTGTCCTTCTTGGAACAAAGCTCAATTCCAATGCTGTTTGCATTGCGGCAGGTTGGATGCCGGTAGCTGCTGGCCCCGCAGTGCCAGGCCGTGTCTGCATCTTTCACGCTCTGCCCATACCCGTTTTCATCCACGAAGTAATGGGCTGATGCGCCCACTGCATTCCCGGCAAAATAGTCCAGATTATTCTGCACCGTGTCGCCGTTGTTCGCCGTGTAGTGAATCACCAGGAACTGGATCGGCTGTGCCCGTCCACTGGCGAAATTCGCCCCGTTGGCCTGTTTGAAGTTCATCTGCATCTCCCTCTTTCGTAACAAAAAGCCCACCTTGACAAAGGCGGGCGATTCGGTATAATAGGAGATAGAAAGGGCGCTGCGACAAGCGGTTGAGCCCTAGTAGTTAAGGTCTAAAGCATTGCTCTAGAAACCGTCACCGGCCAGGGTGGCGGTTTCTGCCTTTTATACGAATCGTTACCGTATATCCGAGGATATGTAGTGTGATCGTAATTGGCATATGCCTCACCCCCTTTCGGGAGTTGTGGCCCAACCGCCTGCCGTCTGTGCAGCGCCGCATTCATCTTATCAGCCGCGCCGCCTTTTGTCAATTTTTGCCGCCCAGATGGGCGGCTTTTTATTTGCCTTTCGGCGTCTCGTAAGTCAAGGCCTGTTGGCTGTCTCCCACGCCACTGGTCGTCGGATCATTGACCACGCCCAGCAGCGCCAGAATGGCAAAGATCGTGCCCACAATGGCCGTCAGCTGCTCGGCAAGCCCCGTGTAGTCCCACTCCACGCCAAACAGCTTCAAAATCTGCGAGATGAGCAGCAGCGCCGCCGGCACTGCCGTCAGCCAGAAGGTCTTGTTCTTCAGTCTCACTTTCCAGTTAATCATTATGTACTCCCCTTTCAAAGCCCCATCCGTCCCAGCACAAACGCAGCGACCGCCGTCACCAGGGCAATCAGAGACTTGTCCACGATCATATCCCACCGCTTGCCAGCTTTGTCCTTGATCTCATTCACCGTCCGCGTCAGGCAGTCCAGCTTCTCCATGATCGCCTGGTACTGCACATCCCGCACCGAGTTTTGCTTCTCCAGCTCCCGAATCCGGTTGTAGAACTCCTTATGCGTGGCGGAGGACTTCTCCCGCTGTTCCCGGAACTGTTCTTCCAGTGCCTCCACCCGCTCCAGACTCACGCAGTCCCGCTCCGGGTCCATCACACACTTCTCCGGCGGCATCACTTTTCCCCCAGTCTCTTCAAAATCACAGCCATCTCCTGCCGTGTAATCGGGGCCAGCGGGTCAAAGGCTTCTCCCTTTCCCTGCATCAGACCATGTTCCACGCAGTATTCCACCGCCTCTTTTGCCCACGGGGCGATTTGGTCCTGGTCTGTAAATGTCATCTGTTTCACCTCAACATATCTCTCTATGTCAATCTCTCCCGGCTCCGGCAGCACCACCAGCCCAAAGCCGGCCCGGTCATCCTTTCCGTCCGCTCCAATGTCCTGGCAGTGGTCTTTAAAGAATCGCACCATCGCCGCCCTTGAAAGGGTCTTTCCTGTCTTATCCAAAAAAAAGTCGTCCACCAGACACGCCATCCCACACAGCCACGGCGCGGCAAAGGAAGTGCCTGCCAGGATATCTGCATGGTCAGAGGGATCCCCGGCCGCGATGTTGATGCCCGGATTGCCAGGTGCGGCGAAATCGACGAACTCCGTCTGACTGGTATACCCTGCCGGATACACCCGTGGCCCGCCGATGACCTTGGACGAACGCAGTACCTCTGCCGCGCCGACTCCAATGACCTCTTCCACCTGCAGCAGCTTGCTGTAGCTCTCCGCCCCATCGTTGCCCGCAGCCCAGAACTCCTTCAGCCACTGCCTGTCCTTCAGCACCTCCCGGTGCTTTTCAATGGCCTCCCTGTTGTTCTCAACCCGCGAGAAAAAGATATTCGAAATCCGTTTTTCGTCGATGACCGGCAGGCAGTCGGTAAAGAAGTCCCAGTGCTTCTGTCCACTCGTCAGGCTGGTATTGGTGGAGAAGGAATAGAGGGTTGCCTCCGGGGCCACCTGGAAGAACACGGCGGCAGTCTGGACTGCGTGCTCAGAGGTACCGTCTCCCAGCACGGGGATGATTCTGCCCCCGGCGCTGTAGGCTTCGGTGTTCACCTTCTCCCCGGTGCCGGCCACAACCCGGCTGCCAAAATATCCGGCAGCGTGAAACCGCTCCACCCCCGTTACGCGGCGAAGCCATGCGTTGGAGTCCAATAACACATTTTTCATTGCCACACCTCAAAAACAGAACGCAACCGATACACCGTTTGCCCCGCTGGTCGGCGCACCCCACGCCACATTACCGGTTGCACCTGTGTTGCAGAATGCCGTCGTATTTGTGCGAACCGGCGATCTTGTCCACCATACACTGTTTGAACCGCCCACCTGCTTAATCGTGGAGCCGCCATTTTGATAATATGCGTACCGGCTTCCTTCCCCAGATGCAGAATAGGTAGCAGAGCCGTCAATCTCGATCTCACTGAGCAAAAACAGCTTGTCGTTTGATGTTACAATCGAGCTGCTCCCCCCACCAGCGCCCGTAAGCTTTTTGACTTCTCGAACTGCCGCCTGCACCTCCTGCGGCATCTGAGCCAAAATAGACGCCATCCGGCTTGTCCGCATCTCACAACTGTTCCATCCGCCGGAATTGGTATTAGATCTGTTCATCCGATACTTTGTGTTGTAACAATGATGCATCTGGAATGTCAGCGGTGCTTTCCCGCTCCCATCCGCATAGTCGTCGTGGTTTTTTCCTATGATGTCAATTTGATAATTGACGCCGTTAATCTGCATGGTTTTTGAGCTTCCGACCGTCCATGAGGTGGGGATTGTCTTTAGCCTGCATGCAAGTATAATTGTCGCCCAGTCATTACTGGAAAAGTTATCTGAAATTGCAGGCATCGGAAGCTGTGTAACCAAATTGACCATCTCTCGAAAAGTTGTTCCAGACGGAATAGAGATTCCTTTTCCCGTAAGAATTGATTTGAGCTGCTCTTTTGTTCCCTGCAAATATTCAAGCTTTTGTGCTGTCGTTCCCATCAGATCACCTCACCATTGATGGCGTCCAGAGCACTATTGATATCCCCCACCAGGCCATCCACATAAGAAGTGCTCGCTTTGGCGTTGATCTGCGTCTGAATATTAGAAGTCACACCATCCAGATACCCCAACTCTGTGCTTGTCACGGCGCTCGCAGCCACCTTGCCGCTGCCGTTGGACACCAGCGCCCGATTCGCCGTCAGGTTGCTGCTCGTGATCGTGCTGGCCCCACCTGTCACAGTCGCCTGCTTCCCGTTGAGGGCGTTTTGGGTTGCCGTGCTAATGGGTTTATTGGCGTCTGAGGTATTGTCTACATTCCCCAATCCAACCTGCGCCTTCGTCACAGCGTGCGGATTGCTTTTGTTGTTCGTGTGGCTCGTCAGACTGGTCTGTACACCGCTGGCCGCTCCTGCGGCATCTGCTCCCACATCTGCCGCCGTCAGCGAGATATTCGCACTCAATGCCTTGCCATTCACCGTCCGGCTGGTCGGCACTGCCCCAATGCTGGCAGCAGTTGGAGCTGCAACTGCAGTTGCATTCCCGCCGGAATCAAAACCGACAAGCTGACCGGAGGTGCCGGTCAATTTATCCTGTTTTTCATTGGCCAGCGCAGCGGCCAACGATGGAAGATTGTCACTGTTCGCCCCTTCCGGTATTGTTACACCGGTCTGTTGGATCGCTGAGATGGTATCCTGCACATTCCCACGGATGCGGTCGATTTCACTTTGAATGCTCATACCATTTCCTCCCGTCAAATCGCAGCCAGGGCCTCTTCAATATCGCCGGTCAGACTCACACTGCCGCCGGAGGTATAGCCGGCAGGGACCGCATAGGAAGTGGTGGTCAGACCGTCAATCGTCCCGCTTACTGCGCCATTGTTTTTCATAGCGCCCTGTACTGTCTCACCTTCCGCATTGACAATGGTCTTTCCGCTCAGTACATCTGCGGCGGCTGCTGTCACCCCGGATACATCCTGATATGCCTTTGGAATCGCCGCAACCGTAACCGAGGACAGCAGCTTTCCAGTGGTCGGGGAAATCGTTTGAGCAGACTTGGTCGGTGTTGCGCTCTTGGTTTCAAGCGACACGCTGACAGTTCCTTCTCCGTTGTGATAACCGGCCGGGATGGTGTACGAGGTTGTAGTGGCATCCAGTGCCTTGCTGGCTGCGCCGTTGTTCGGCATGGTGCCCTCCACCAATTTTCCGGCGGCGTAGGCGGTCGCGCCGTCCAAAATCTGCGCCGCTGTCGCCGTGGCGTCGCTGGTATCCACATACTGTGCCGGAATAGCGTTGACAGTCACAGCAGACAAAACTTTCCCCTCTGTTGGGTTCACAGTCTGCTGTGCCGTGGTTGGCGTAACGGTCTTGGTTTCCGTAGAAATGGACACCGTACCGGTGCCGGCATGATAGCCTTTTGGAATGGTATAGGAGGGTTCCTTTCCCGTCAAAGTTTTGGAAACCGCGCCGTTATTTGCCATTGTACCAGTTGTCACCGTGCCGTCCGCGGCCACGATGATCTTACCTGTCAGCACATCGCCTGCAGCTGCCGTTACGCTGGACACATCCTGATATGCCTCCGGGATGGCTCCCACCGTCACATCCGACAGGCCATAGTAGCCGGAATCCGGCGTGATGGCCTGCTGTTTTTTGGTCGGCGTCACCGTTTTGCTCTGCAGGGTGTAGTTGCCGCCGCCGGCAACGCCGGACACCGTACCGGCCCCGTTATGATATCCCTTTGGGATGGTATAGGTATCTCCCTCCTGTACCTGGGCGCTGACTGCCCCGCAGTTTACGATCCCGTCCACCGCAGTCGCCAGTGCGTCCAGGTTGGAGGTGGACTCCGCCAGCCCAAAATCAATCAGCTTGTTTCGGATTGTGTTTCGGTCCGTCTGGATTCTCGCAATTTCAGTTGCTACACTCATTTCTTTTGCCCCTTTCAGATGGTCTCTAACAGAATTTCAATATTGCCAACTGTGGTATACACCGCCGCTGATGTGATGGGAAGGGTGTTGTCCTGCTCCGCCTCTTCCGCGGTATCCACCTCCAGCGTGTTGCCGCCAGTTACTTTCAGGCCGTGGCCGATCCGGTAGTTCATACCGCCCCCGCCGCCGGTCTCATGGACCTCGTTGATGGCCGCCACCAGGGAGGATTTGTCGGCGGTCGTCAAGTCCTCCAGATTTCCGATCTCAGCCAGCACTTTCTGATAGGCGTCCGGCGTCGGCGGTGACGGCTCTGCGCCGGTTGTCACGCCGGGGCAAATCACGCCCAGACTCGCCCAGATTGTTGGGAGCACAATGGCCCCTTCGCGCATCCCATATACGCCTGCCATTAAAGAAAGCTTTGGACATTCCATTACTTCCCACGGAATCTGACATTGGTTTGTCTCATCCAGGGGCAGAGAAATCGTGACATTTCCTGCAGAGAAAACGGCGATTCGGGACAGGCCCTCCCAGTCCTCGCTAAACTGGAAGGACACCAGATAGACATTGACAGAGCCGCTTGTTACCAGTTCTTTTTCCAAAACTTCCAGTCTGTTCTTATTTGCTTTCAGCAGAAACATCCTGCATCACCCCACGATATCTTTGGCCTGCTGCTCAGTAATCCACCGGGGTACGAACACCTGCACCTGCTCTGCTGTGAGTTTTCCCAGCACATACTGAATCCGGATAAATTCAAACATTGTCAGCGCCTCCCATCATGGCCAGCATTGCAGACTCCAACGCTGCAATACGATCTTCTGTTCCAGGCTGACGCTTTGGCTTTGGTACTTTCTCCGGGCGTACCCACTGGCCGTCTATGTAGCCCCAATGCTGCTCCACCTCATCCGGCGCTTCCATGCATTGCGCTGCAAACTCCGGGCTGTAAAATTCCTCCACCGGCAAGGCATACTCCGGGATGATCTCATAGACGCTTCCGTTTTTTAACCGAACTATTTTCATCCATCCACATCCTCAATTCCATAAATGATGACAATGCCATCTGCTCCATTTCCGCCCGTGGCAGTCAAATTCTCATTCCTGTCGTCCACGGCCGCTGCTCCGCCGCCACACCCAAATTCAGTTGCATTTCCAGCTGTTACAGAGGCGTTCTCAGCGCGTGCCGCTGTCCCACCACCTTTGCCGGTCAAAGGGTTTAATCCTGGAGTCCCTGCCGTAGATGAGTCGCTGGAACTTGTGGCTGTTGTTACACCCGCACCGCCGCCAAGCATCCATCCGCCGGTGACAGGGTTGATACAGATCCAGGGGATACCAAACCAATATCCATTGATGTCGGAGCTGCCACTTAATCCATCCGGGCCATATTCTGCATCAGGATAGCCTCCAACCTGTGCGCCATTATTAAAGCTGGAGCGAAAATCATCCTGTGTGTGCAATAGGTCTCCGGCGCCACCACCCTCAGCAGTTACGCTTCCAAGTGTTTCCGACAGACGATTAATTGTTACAGAGGATGATCCACCGGCTGTTGCAACTGTAGTAGCGCCGCTGTATTTGGCTTTCCCTCCGATTCCTTTTGCTCCGACTACAATATTTACAGTTGTTTGGTTATAGTCTGTTGTACCCTCTGACAGATGACAGGAAAAACATTTTGGATAGCCAGATCCGCCACCTGTAGCGCGGTTATGGTTGGAAGAATACCCGACATCTGCGGCTCCGCCGCCGCCAGCGCCAACAATCAGAAACACAAATGTCCCGGTAAACGGTGGGTTCCATGTATAGCTTCCGGCTGTATCATAACGGACAATTTCCTGAAATGTGACATTGGGGATGGCTGCCAGCGCCGCGTCTACGGTATCTGTACCAGGGGGATATTTAGCTGTTGTCGTGTCGCTGAGCAGATTGGCCTTGTTCAGAAATGTCGGCTGCACCGACCAGCCCGCCGCATTGAATAACAGGTCAATTGGCAGCGTTCCTGCTGCAGCCTGTGCCTTAAATTCCTCATAGGTCGCTGGCAGATTGGCTTTTACCAATCTACTGTTTCCAGTCTGTGCAATGACTCCATCTATCACAGATAATCACCTCCGCATGTTGCTGTGCCGCATGGCACGAATGTTTGAATCATAATCTGAATTCTGTGTTCTACCTCTGACAGCACCCGCTCAATCTCGTTGGCCCCCTGCCAGGTCAAAAACCGCATGGTCTGCGGCAGATCTCCCGCCACGCTGAGGGTCTGCCGGACTGCCTGCACATTGGCCAGGTATTGTGCGAGCTGCGCCAATGTCGGAATATCCTCCCTGCGCCAACGATATGGGCCGGGTGCGGGAATCTCCACGCTGTCTTTGGCCCACGGAATATTCTCATCGCACCATATCTGCCCCGGCTCGTTTCCGGCTCCAAAATCCGCTGTCAGATCGACGAGCCGTACCCCGTCAAAGAACATTCCCAGATCCTTTACTGCGCCGTTCCAGTCCACACGACAGGGATAATTCCCCGCTGTAAAACTGGATCGATTATTGATCTTGCTCACCAGGCACCATTCATTCGGCTTGTCCGGTTTTACACCTGCCATAAATACCGGCTCTGCAATGGGCCAGTAGAAATCAAAGGAACCCGTCCCAAAAGATGGGGTTAACTGCTGCAGCCACGCACTGAAATAGTAGAGATGCGTCGGGTCCAGATACGGAGTCGCATAAGTGGTGGATGAGTTGCGAAGCTGATAGGTGTATTCCACTGCATTTTCCGGAGCAATGAAGATCCATGATTGGCTCCCTGTTTTATAGATCTCCGGATTATAATAAATAGGCTCATTTGCCGCCCTGTTTGCAATATCATCACATTGGCCCAAAAGATTATGTACTGTGTAGCTTGCAGGCGCTCCAGGATGCACTTCAATTGGCACATATGGTACGGTATAACCGTGTCCGGCCAGCTCTTCCACCAGATACTCCATTGCCTCTGTCACGCGGTTATAGTCCCGCCAGTCATATCGTCCTGGGGCTGTACGGTCATAAATCAAATCATCGATAATGCTCATTCCCACGCAGCCCCCAATGCCTTAGTGTTTGCTTTTAACCCGCCGTTGTAAGTAAGCGTTTGTCCTGTTACCACGGCATTTTCGGCCGCATCAAAAGCGTTATAGATTGTGATCGTGTCTCCAATTTCGACAGCTGGATTTCCCCTGTTTGATGGATCATATTGCAGCCGTCTTTGCAGTGTGGCAAGCAGCCAATTTGCGACTTGCTGCCCGTTAATAGCGCATGGGTTTGAATATGTTTTTACATTCACCCCGCTTCCGGCCACATATTCGACCGGATCACTCTCTGAATAGCTGTCATCTACCGTTAACTTTACACAGTCATAAAACTCTCCAACAGATATACCAGATAAACCGTACATATTATCAGAAGTTAAAGTATCCACTGATGTACCAATAACAAGGTCGCGGAATACAAATACCCCGTCTCTGTCACACCAGCATGTGCATTGCGCGGCCTGAGAAACCAGCCTCAGTGCCTCTCGCTTTGTTGAATCCGCCGGAATGGCCTTTCCGACAATGACAGATGCAAGAGATGCCGGGATGTCCGTTTGAATATCATCTCCAAGAATTGCGGACACGGCCTCCGTCAGCGTCCATGTGCCGCTTTGTCCACCTGTATATTTGTCTTTCTCCAATCGCATTACATAGTCGTTGGCCGTAATTTGCGCCGTCAAAGCGTCATCTGATGCGGTCGCTTTTTGAAACGCGAACTGCCCAGTGTTGACTGATTCACTGTTTATGCTTATGCCAGTATAGACAGATTGTCCATTTTGCAGATACTTATAAATTCCAGTTGGGTTTAGGAAATTGTACTGCTTGTCCTTGTTGTCGAATGTAAATGTCAACTTTCTGGACGGAATCGAGCTACAATCAATCGACACTCCATATTCAAACTCCGCTGTTACAACCATTGACTGGTCGAATTCTTGAATGATACCAAAGATAAATTGGTACATTTTTATACGGCGATACGGGGCCGGAGTGTTTAGAAACTCCACTTTTACGGTGTCATAGTCATCTACCGGCATATTCGCAACAAGGATCGCTTCTGTCACTGTGAACTCCTGTTGTGCGAGCCGCGAGTCACCAGAATATGCTGTAATTCTGACGGTGCCCGGCCAACATTTGGCCGGATCATCAAACAGCATTGTGAATCCAGCAGATGACGCCGGCGCAGAAAGATTCATAGTCAATGTCGGTGGCGAAGAAAAGCTCCCGCGCTCATCAGACAAAGCAGTAGACCAATACGGCACAATCATCCCATCAGGCATTGGAATCCATGTGCCGTCCGTTTGGACAAGGTCATCCTCCATTGTCATGATTTTGCCTGGTGATTTTACTTCTGCAGCTATTAGCTGTGCCACCTTTGAGAATTGTTCTGCGCCATTGTCTGTGACAGTTGTATTTCCTGACGCAGCCGTGTCGATCAGTGCAAAAGATATAGAAATACCGATACTGCGCACATCCGTATATGGACTATAATTTGCACTAACCTGCTGCATATGGCACGACCTCCTGTGCAGTGGCTGTTAGGGAAATATTGTACCAGTATGGTGAGCCAGAAACGAATTTAAAAATCTTTTGGTTCCCGATATCGATCGAAAACATTGCCGTCAGTGTTCCTGATACTGGATCCGGATATTTGATTTCCACAAAACCGCCACGCCTCGATATTGAGACAATCTGATTAAAGATTCCAACAGGCATATACTCCCACTCTGCTGTCAACTTCACGCGCCAGCCGATAACATCCTGTACGATTTTACCAGATGCCATCGTGGCTTCTATCACTTCAGCGCTGCCACCAACCTCCAGGCTGCGTGTTCTTGGCAGCTCAATGCCGTCGATAGTAAGTGTCTCAGCCAATTGATCGCCCCCTTTGCATGGCTACATCATGAAGTGGATCAAACAGCACAGATGCGAGCTGTGTGTCTCCTACCATGACATTAATCTGATATGTGCCACCGCTACTTGGCATTGCACCTGACAATCCGTTGACAATCCCAGCCGCTGCAGAGTTCGCGGCGTCTGCCGGGGAACTACTTTGGGCCATCCTATCCCGAATATCGGACATTTCGTCCGTAAAACCGACCTCAAATCCCTGCGCTGTATATCGGCCTGTTTTTTTTGTCACGCCGGAAGGAGAGTTAATATCCAATGCAAAATTCATTGCAGCCGCTACCGCATCTGCAAGGTCTTGTGCTGCATTGATCGCTGCTTGCCGGTTGTCGTTGATACCATCGGCCAGCCCTTGCGCAGTATCGATACCACTGTTATAGGATGTGTCAACCAATTCATCCAACGCATTCCCCAGCTTGTCGTTATATTCCGTCTGCAGGGTGTCCAGCTGATCTTGATAGAATTTTGTAGCGATTTCGATTGCCCGTTGCTGCTTTTCAATCCATAGCTCGTTGTATTCTTCAAACTGCTCATCTGTCATATCGAGCAGTTCTTCGCCATACTTTACAGCATCCTCCACACCGAGGCTGGTGACTTCTCCCAAAAGCGCATCTGATATTCCACGCTCTTGTAGTTGCTGAAGCATTTGGTCGTATCGGTCCAACATGTCGATCTGATCCTGTAGAGAGTTGATAACAAGATCGTCGTCCTCTATCGTAAAAAGATCGCCATAGTCCGACAGAGTAGATATCATTTCGTCTCTTGCAGATAAGACATCGTCTAATCGGCTCTGTAGCTCGTCAACCAGCATCTGTGTTTGTTCTGCCCAGAGATCAGACTCTTTTTTAGAGAGGTCTTGGTCGTATTTGTAAATCTCTTCATTAATCTTGCGATATTCAGAGAGATTCTCGCTATCAGTCAAATATTCATCTCGCAGCTCAGTCAGCCGAGCGTAATATGCTTCCTCAGTCACCTGCCCCATATTAAGCAAGTGATCCAACTCGTCCCGAATATCCTTATAGGTTTCGAGGTCTTTCTCTGCTTGGGTTGCAGCTTTCTTTCCTGCGCCAGCAGATGCTGTCACTGTGGCAGAAGTCTTTCCTATGGTCGATCGGAGTTGTTTAAGTGTAGCTATCTGGGAATCGTAAGATTTAACCTTATCCTCCGCAGCAGCCCGTGCCTCTGCAAGTCTCAAATGGGCTTCTGCGTTATCGACAACCGCTTCTGCCTCCTGTGTCTGGACAAGCCGTGCGTTTTCAGATGCCCGCGTTGCCTCAAGTGCCGCAATCTGCTCATCCACTTTAGCCTGAGCCAATGCTACATAGGCATCTTTATTGACCGTGATCTTACCAGTTTCTGTATCAATTGCCAGTGCAGCTGCATATCCAGCGTCAATGAGTTCTAACGCTGTATCCAAGCTTAAGGTTCCAGCGTTTGCCTGCTCTTTCAACGCCGCCGCTAGTGTGTCAACCGTAGATGCAAGTGTTTTTGTCGTATCGGTGAGATTTCCCGCCGATGCGCTCTGCATTTCCTGTGCCTCAGCTTGTGCCTCTGCTTTTTCTGCTGCAGCCTCCGATTCCTTCGTCTGTGCTTCAGTGGCTTCTGACAACGCATCGATCTGACGGGTTGCCTCATTGACCGTCTGATTGGCTGCATCAACCTGTGCCTGCAAATCTCGCTCTTGTACGGTTAGTAGGTCAATCTCAGATGACAGTGTATAATAAGCAGCACTGCCGGCCTCTGCCGTATCCGCAATTTCTTGCTGCTTTGATGCGATCTGCGCCTGAACTTGTACCAATTCAGAACTTGCCTGCGATAACCGCTGCTCGGCTTCAATTCGAATCTGGTATTGTTCGACAATGGCATCCATATTGGCCTGCTGAATTTGCCGTTGTGCTTCTGCTTCTGCTAAATTTCGGATCGCTGCAGCCGTCATATTCAAACTATCCGTCTGCTCATCGTAAGCGAGAGAAAGATTCGGCACGGCTTCATTGAGTTGATTCACGACATCAAGGATTGCTTGTTTCTGGTCTGCGCTTTTTCCCTCAACTGCGGTTAGATCTTCAAGTACAGACACAAGCGCCAATGTGTTTGTATCTTGATCTTTAATTTTCTCAATTTCGGACAGACGGTTTTTCTCGGTTTCTTCAAGTTCTTTGTTGAGATTGGCCTGCTTCTCAGTCGTGAGTGCCGTTGCCACCGCCAGTGAGCCAAGCACTGCCACTAGTCCGCCAACCGCTGTCACCACCGCGCCCACCGGGTTTGCTGCCATTGCTGCATTAAGGCCCAGTTGGGATGCAGTGGCTGCGGCATGCGCAGTTTTCAGTGCTTTATATGCAGTAACTCCAGCGTTTACCGCAGTAGTAAGGCCGCCTGTCAATTTAAGCATCGGGCCAAGCGATGCCAGGAACAAGCCCGTCTGTACGACTTGCTCCTTTGTCTCACTATCCAGTTCTGCGAAAGATTGTGTCAATTCGCCAAGTCGTTTGATAAGTGGGGTAACGGTCGGCAGCAGGTTCTCACCTATAGACGCCGCCGCTTCTTTCAGGGATTCCTGCAAAACACGGAGCTGATTGGCTGTGCTGTCAAAAGTTCTTGAAAAATCTCCCTGTGCGTTTTTGGTTTTATCCAAAACATACCGATAGCGCAGAGCAACTTTTTCGCTTTCTGTCATGGCAGAATATGCAGTTTCGATCCCTTGAGACATCGCAAAAGCATTCAAGTTCACTTCTGTCATAACGACGCCGAGATTCTTCAGTGATTCTGTTTCGCCAGTAAAGATGCTTTTCAGTGCGGTGGAAACTTCATCGATTGAAACATTTTTAAATGATGACAGATCAGCGGCGAGATTGACAAGCTCGACAGACATATCCGCTGCAGCCTCCTGCGAGTATCCCATCGAGGTTGCCATATCTCCAAAAAGAGCCGCCATATCGAGAGCAGTCCCACGGGCTAGACCAATAGATGTCAAAGTCGTGTCAGACCAAGTTTTAACACTTTCAGCTGAAGCGCCAAAGGCGACCTCCACCTTGTTCAGTGCCTCTTCGGTGTCAGAGGCATAGTTGATCGCTGCAGCGCCGGCAGCGGTGAGTGGAGCGGTTAATCCAACCGTCAGAGCATTCCCGGCGGAATTCAGGCGGCTGCTGGCTTGTGTCATCCCCTCTGACATCTTTTCCAGATCGATTTTGGTCTTTCCAAGCTGGTTTTGCATTGTAGAAAGCTCTGCGTTTGCTTTGGCAAGAGCAGACCTCCACTTCTGCACATGCTCGTCGTTTTCATCATATTTCTCGCGAGCTCTCTGCAGCGCATATTCAATTTTTTCGACTGCTTTCCGCTGAGCCTCGATTTGCTGATTCAATATTTTGCTTTTTGCGGCCAGCGCTTCAACGCTGTCAGTCTGCCCATCATAAGCAGCCTCCACTGCTTTTCCTTCAGCGGCAAGAGTCCTAAGCTGAGCTTTGATTGCATTTAATTCTTGCCGAAATTCTTTTTCTCCATCAATGCCAATTTTCGGTCCGATATTTGTAGCCAATCCATCACCTCCATGTCATGATTGCGTCCAGAATATCATCTCGCTGTGGCTTAATTTTGGCACCTTCCGTCTTGATTTGATGGCAGGCAATTAGGTCCAGTAATTCTCCATATATGATCGCCCCTGCTTCAAAGTTCGAAAGTCCAATGGACAGAGCATAGTATTTAAACCAAACTGGACTTATCTTGATCGTTTTGTGTCTTTTTTTTTATCGCCGGACGCTTCAATTTCTCTTTTTAGCCCCGCCGTAATGGCTGCCAGTGATGCAGCCCGGAGTGCCGGAATATCGCTGGGGAATACCATGCAGACAATGTCTCCGTAGTCCGGCGGCGGAGCAGCATCTTCCCCGTGTAGCTTGGCGTGATCGCACCCCCCGCGAATGAGTACCCCTGCGATACGGATGGTTTCTTCCAGCGCCTCACTTAGCTCCGTAGACTGCAGTTTTAAGATGGCCCCCTTAATGTCGCCATATCGTCTCATGAGTTCAATCGCCGCAGACACAGTTAAGGCCATTTGATACTCCTGATCCCCGATTTTCACCGTCTGCACAGTATTCCCCCCCTCTATTAGTCAGATGCGCCGCCGATCATCTGTTTGATGTACGCCACTGCGTCTGCCTCTGTGTCCAACAGTGCGTATCGGCACCAATTATGGGCAGCAGTGTCGTCTCGCATGATGGTTGCGGTCAATTCAGGCGTCTGCCAATCAATGGTTTCTCCCTGAGTGACTGCTGAGATTCCGGGATTGCTAAACTGAATCTTTGGCAAAACCAATCCCATATACTTCACAGTGTTGCTCTGTTGCTTCTTGATAACCACTCCGAAACCAAGATATGGAATAACCTGATCTTCTCCGAAAACCATTTCCTGCGGTGTGGCTGTAGTGATTCCCTCGTTTGTAATGGATTTGAGTGTAAGCCCCAGAATTGCAGCGCCAGCTGTCGGAAGAATATCATCAGTAGTGATGGTCATCGTGCCGCCTGAGAACTGCTTCGCGGATTCTGCCGGGCCGTTGTCAGCATAGAGGATGTTATCTTCATCGCCATCCAACTCCATACTGAATTCCACAGCCTTTGCCAATACGGCAAATCCACTATATGTGACCGTTGTGTCGTTGTTAGTGTAGATCGCATAATACGGTTTGCTAAGTCCAATTGTTGCCATTATGCTTTCCTCCTTTTTAGTCCATGATTTTTTTCATTTCATAGTCGAGTATTTCCTGCATCTTCCGTTCTGCTCTGGCTCTCGATCTTGTCACCGCCGGGCGAATAAATGGGTGCTTCTGTTTCCAGCTCGTTCCACTCTCGACGCCGCGGGCTACAAGCTGGTTTGGCTGGCCTTCTGGATACTCTTTCGTTCTCGTCCGGTTGTATCCGTCAAAGCCGATCTTGACATTGTAGAAACCCATATCATCCTCAAGGGGTGTGATGCCAAGTCCCTTCCTCAGTCCTTCTTTCTGGACGGCGGTAACTCCGCCAGGCAACGGACTGGAGGCGGTTCCATAGCCTTTTACAACTGGGATGCTGTCAATTCCCTTCCGGATTTCATCTGCGATAATTCCTGCACCTTCATAGATCGCGCGCCCAGCGATTTCCTCTGTCAATTTCTCAAGCCTTGAAAGTTTTAGCTCATACTCTGTTAGCCCTTTGAATCTGAGCCTCGCCATCACATCACCTCAAAAACCCACTCAAAATGCAGCAGCCCAGTCTCCGTCTCATATTGGAATGAGTTAAAATAATACGCTGCCCCTATCTGTTCCAGTTCGGCTGGGATAAGATCTTTTAGCGGCTCATTCTCCACTTTGGTATACAGATCGACTGTTCCGCTGATTGCGTGCTCTGCATGTCCGTCATCCGCGGCAAGATCGTTGTCTCCATCCTCTGACCAGACGACATAGGGCGGTGCGGTATTTGGAGCTGCTACATAGTGATAGCATCTGTCTGTAAGAGCCGCAAGCGCCGTCTTAAGCGGTGCCAGAATTTGAGAGCTTGTCGGCATCAATCCCATCATCCCTTTCAAGCGTGAGATCGGTCATTGGCAGGTTTTCGTTGGTGACTACTTGCTGGATTTGATCGATCTTATAAGATCCGGTATCTTGACAGGCAAATGGTGCAAGTGTCACGCGGTCAGTCCCAGCCTTAAGTCCATAGGTTCGCTGGATTTGGACGACAATATCCGGCCGGTCTCCGTGTTGCTGTCCGGTATACCAACGGGCGATTCCTACAGTCTTTTCGGCGTAATAGCCTTGATAGATTGTCTTGTATTGCATCACCGGCATTCCACCGGCGGGGGAGATATTTTCCCCCCGCCAGATTGTCAACACACCAGAATCAAGTGGCGTTCCCATCACTCATACCCGCTTTCTCAGCAAACAGCCTATTGTTGAGCGCCCATCGCAGCATGCGTGGCATTGCCCCCGTAAAAGATGTATTACCATCAATTGCGCGTTTTCGCACGAGATAGGCTGCATACATCTCGATAAGCTGCGCATCCTCCACGCTGTTTGTCAGCGATACCCCTTCTTTGGCAATGAATGCCCTTGCCGCTTGAATACACTGCTGCAGATAGTACCGACGCTCCTCGCTTAGATAGAGCTCACCCAGATCAGCCTGCAAAATCAGAAGGATTTCTGCATCCGTCATATCAGCTCGCCGCACCGGTCACGGTAACTGTATAAACTCTCACAGCATTGCCCTGCTTGACAGTCACAGTGATGGTATTGGAGGCAGACGCCGTCAGCGCTGCAGTGCCGCCGTTTCGCAGATTCTTACCGTTTACAGCAATTGCAACCTGTGCGCCGGGCTGCGCCGCAGTTGCCTCAATCTTTACAGAATTGCTGGTGGCCGTACCGCCAGAATAGCTGTAGGTCTCCGGGTCAAACTCCGGTGCCAGGGTGACGCCATTCATCGTCAAATTCTGAAGCTGTGCATCGTTTGCAGTATCAGCTGCAAAATCCATAGCAGTAGTGACCTCTGCATTGTTGATATTGATGGCTACAAATGCGCCGGGGATGATGGGCATACCATCCGCCCGCTGCTTTGCGCGGAATACCGTATTGTCCTGCAGGAACTGAACCTCATAGCTGGATTCAATGCTCATGCCGGATCTCTGTGCCAGCAGATACAGATCGCCATAGCCGCCCACAATGTCGCCATCCGGCATAAACTCCAGAATATCCACATCTCCGGTGACAATCGGCAGAGAGCCGAACAGATTTGCCACAATATCACCAGTCGCGGTGAAAGTAATCAGCTTGCTCTTAAGGGTAGCATAGGTCTTGGAGTTCATAGCCCAGAACATGGTGCCGCGGTTATAACGGGTATAGGTTGCACCAGTTGCAGTCATCAGAGCAGACCAAAACGCGGCACCGGTGACAGAATCACCGCCGATTTTCAGGATGTTTGTTGTGTGCAAATCCACCCACGCAGGTGCGTTTGCCGGATAGTCGCTGGGTGCGCTCTCCTGCGCCAGCCGAGTCACAATACCCAGCGGCATGCGGGAAGCACTTCCCTTGCCGTACAAAATCGCCTTGTCCATTGCCAGGCCAATGCTCTCGGACAGCATCTCAACAATCCAGGACGCCAGGTTGATATCGTTATCTTCCAGCAAAGAGTTGCAGACCGGTACATATCCGGCCACTTTGTAGCCGTCCAGCGTAATCTGGTTAAACACAAAATTCAGCTCATTGATCGCGCCGCACATTTCCGTCCAAATAGCTTCAGGGACTGTTCCAGCAATCGTCTGACGAGCCTGCCCGCTGACATTGCGGACGCGCACTCGGTTCAGCAGTTTTGAGTATCTGAACATGTTCTCACTGATGAGATCGAGGAACACGACCGGGATTGTCAGCTCTGCACCAGTGATAGCCCGGCTCTGGCCCTTCATCCCACGCAGCTGCGTCAAGAATGCTTTCGTATCCTCCTGGGCAAGAATGCTGTTGCGCTGCTCGACCGGAAGTGCATCAAAAGCCCGGCGACTCATGGGCAGTGCGCGAATGTTGATAGTTTCCATTTTCACTTCACCTCTTGTGTTTTCATTTCTTTTCTCTTCTGGCTTGTGCGGCTTCGGGGCACTTCGTTCAATCTCTTCCAGCTCTGCTTCAAGTCCCTCAATGTCCGCGGAAAGCTTCTGTTTTGCCGAGTCGCTTTCCATCTTCTCCTTTTCAAATGCCTCGATTTCCTCGTTTACTGCGGACTCCTGCTCTGCGTTGCCAGGTTCCACCTCATTGATGGCTGCCTCCAGTTCCGCTTCACGGGTTTCAAAATCCGCATCCTTGCGCTCCAGCTCGGCCAACTCTGCCTTTTTTGCGTCAATAGACCGCCGGAGCATCAGCACTTTAAGCATCTTGTTTTCCCCTTCCATTTAAAAAAATAGAGCGTGACCAACCGATTTCCTCGGCCAGCCACGCTCGACTCTTCTGCCTCAACGCTTAGAGACAGGACTTTGTATTTCCCGGCGTTTAATCTCATAGACTTTCACGCCATCCTTCACTGGGATGATCTCTACTCTCTCCCCGCGGGACAAAATGGATTCCACTGTTTTCTTTTCTGCCTCACTGAGTACCATGCAATCTCTCCATCGCCCGGTGCTTCCACACCTCTGTACGCTTTCGTTTGATCTCTTCTAAGTCATGCTTTCTAGCAGACACAGTCGTCTCCTGGTAGGCCGGAAATGTACATGGTGAGATTTCATACAAAGGCGAGACTCTGGTGATTGTCCAGTGTACTGTCCCATCCTCTCGATAGTCTGTTTCCTGTGCTGCAATGTCAAAGCCAAATGAACACCCCGTGATATCTCCGCGGGCAATTCTGGCGTATGCATTCATTGCATCCGTGTCATTGCGATTGAGCTTCACCCGCCCCCACAAGCCGCGGGAATCCTGCCGAATCTCCATTGTCCCGGCAGATGTCCGTCCCAGCACAATATCTGTATTGTGGTTGTAGAGCGCCCGCACATCGTCCGAAACACTTTCGTCAAATGCGCCCGGCGCAATACTCTCTGTCGCTCCCGGCCACAGCTCATAGGTTGTGTTAAACACAGCAAAGTAACCTTCGATAAAGAGGTCATCCCCTTCCTCTCTGGTCTCCATCTTATCCATCGGGATATATCTATGCTCCATTTCCCTCACCCCCATTCTGTACCAGTTTCCCCTGGTCTCCCAGTCGGTCTTGTGGCAAATAGTTCTCCAGGGCAAGCAGCTCATTCATTTCAGGATCTGGCGGCAGGTTAACCCAACCTCTCCACTCGTTCCGGCGCAGGGCCATCCTGTCGACCATCTCGCCTCCAGCACTTACAAGCTCTGTAATGCTGTAGGAATATAAGCTCCAAGAATTAAACTGGAAAAACCAGTCCGGCCTATATAGAAGTTTTTTCGTCAGCTCCTGTTCAATCGAGCGCGCCAGCGGCATGATCGTCGTGTTGACGAAATTGTTCCAAGCGTCCCGATTAAAGTCACCCACACCCAATACAAATGGTGGGATTCCAAGCACTGCCGCCACTGTTCGCTTGTCCAGCGTAACCATAGCGTCCAGCGCAAGGTCGGACAGTGTAAGGGGCCGTACCTGCTCCACGGAAAATTGTTCCGCTGGAATCAGCCACGGTTCTCCAGCCTCTCCACTCATGGCATAGCTCTCCAGGAGCTTCTGTCGTCCTTCCGGGCTGGCAAAGTCGTCTGTCAGTGCATCCACTTTGACAATAATACTCGGCTTCCACTTGCTGGACATAAAGCCTTTTTGTGTAGCCGCTGCCTGTTTCAAATTACTTGCCACATCGGCCAACGACACCCGATAGCCTGTCCCCATCCATGGATAATAAGTGTCAGGATTCAGTACAAAATGAAGCACATTATCTGGGCTGTACTCTCTCCCATCGATTGCCACTTTATATCCCCAGCCATCCGGGATAAACGCCGCCAGCGTTGGAGGAATCGGGTTCAGATCCCGGATCATTCCGGCTCTGCTGTCCGGCCATACAACGGCATTTCCATTCCCCTCCAGATATAGCGTACGAATAATCCAATGGATGAACTGTTCGCGCGTTGTGTATCTGTTCGGATTGATATCAATCTTCCTGGCCAGCTCGTTCTGCACCCTTACATCTCCGTCGTCACGGTTTTCCATAAGACGGATTGTCATACTTCCAATCAATCGGGCAATGGTGTCCACACCTGCTGCAATTTCTGGATTATGCGCTAAGCTGGTATAACCCTGGCAAGTCAGAGTATCAAAGGCCTCACTGGAGCATAACCAAGCCATACTCCGCTTTTGGGGCTCAGCCCTTGCGGCCGGCCTCGACCGCTTCCGTTTGCTCAATCAGATTTCCCCTTTCCATTCCACCACTCCTGCCCTTTCTTTTGCCGCTCCATGTTTTCCAGGTATCTGATACATGCAAACACTGATGCATCAAAAAGGTCAATGCGGTGCTCAGGTTGGACTTTGTCATATTGGATTGCATCATCTGTCTTTTCCACAGCGGATACATTTTCCACACAATATTCATAGGCCTCTGAATGCAGGTAATAGAGGTTTCCATCTTTTGCACTCTTTTCAATATGGCGGAATCCCTCAGATTTTTTGTAATAGTATTGCGGCTGGTCGATGACCTTGAATCCCGCTGTTTTCATTCCAATGAAATACTCCCGGCAAAATTTCCGATCATGTCCTACTTGCCTGATCTTAAAGCCCTTTTTTCGCATCTCCACAAACCAATTCACCACATCGGAGTGATTTACCGTTGGAGAATTACAAAGAGTCAGCCAGCCGTCGTCTGCCCATCCAAACAGTGGGATGTTGTCTTGATCTGCCTTGATATGCGCTGCCACCACTGGGAAAAATGCGTGTGTGATGATGATATCTGTTCCCTTGTAGTGACCAAATAGGCACGCTGCCGTCAGATCATGAAGTTTTGATAGATCGGCACCGCCGTACCAATCAATCGGAAGTTTTGCAAGCTGTTCAATCGACCAGTCATACCTTGCATCACTCTTTCTAAATTCTTCAATGTCAAACCATGCCTTGACAGCGTTGGTATAGACATTCAGAGACTTTGCAAAGAAATCCTTGCGCTGTTGTGGATCATTCTGCGCCTGTAGGGAGTCGTTTAGGATTTCATTTGGCCGGATGGTGATACCATAGCCGGGATTCGCCATCTCATGGATCTGAGGGTCCGTGAAATCTACGCTGCCATCTTTCACACCTTCCGGGGCGCAGCACATGAAGATAAAATACTGCTCATCCTTGATCGTTCCGTCCAATACCTTTCGGCAGTATTTCAGGCGTTGCCCCAAGAACAGTTGCTCGTTATCTCCCGCTGTGGAAATACCGATTAAAAGTTTGTTTGTGTAGGCTTTCATGGCCTCTTTGAACAAATTGTATTGCTTTGGCTGCTTGAACGCGTGAATCTCATCACAGATTGCACAGGAAGCATTAAGGGAATCCTGCGCATCGGGGTTGGAGGCCAAGGCCCGAATAAAAAACGATCCGTCCTTCAATTCCGATTCCATGCTGTGCTCGTTATTGTTATCTATGATTTTGACCGTTCCGCCGTCCTTCTGGTTTTCTCCCATTCGATTGATGTTGTACTTCAAAAAATTAAAACTCTCAAGCGACTGCATTAGAGCAGCGGACGCTATGTAGGTCTTACTTCCGCTCTTGCGATACAACAGGGATAGCGCCCACGCAAGGGCGGCGGCTAACCCGGTTTTGCCATTTTTCCGTGGAATATAAATCAAAGCTTCGTGGAAGCGAACAATGTCAGTCCCCTTGAGCTTAAATCCAACCAAATTGTAGATGATAAACTTCTGGTACGGCTCCAACAGAAATGGGCTTCCCCGCAGCGGAGTTCCGTCCAGCCTCTCCCCTTGCTGGTGGCAAAGGGTTTTCTCAATAATCCCGATGCAAAACTCCGGGGCCTTCGGATCTATCTCATAATCAGGGTTGTCCAAGTCGCTGAAAAACCTGTTTACTGCCTGCTGCAATTCCATGCAGGCGATCTTTCTCCCGTCCCGTATGCTTTCGGCGTACTCCAGGACGGCAGGCCAGTTCTTAGCCTTCGAGAGTTTGGAGTGCTGCGGCAAGACCGCTGGCCTTCTCTTTTTTCGGACTGTCGCCCGTCATTTTTTTGTAGCTGCTCGGAGTCAGCCCTAACTCCCGCCAGTACGCCAAAGCGGATTTGTTGAGATCGTCCCATAGCACTAACAGAGGATTCTTCGTTGTGTTGGTCGCCCCGCCCTTGTTCGTATATTCCTGGACTGGTTGGCAACCTCCCTCCACATACTTCTCATACACAGTATCCCTCTGCTCTAAAATGTCCGCCAGCGTAGAAATTACAGAATCATAGGCTTTTTCCGTCTGCCCAAGTGCAGACAACTGCTGCTTTATCAAGTTTTTCCATCGCTTTGCGGTCATATCGTATCCCTTTCATCAAAAT